AGCTATGTTCAACTTGAAAAAATCTTTAACAAATGCTGGTTATTCAACTGGTGCAAATGCTATGAGTGATGTTGCAAATGAAACATTAAGAAATGGCTATGCTGGTACAGTATTTGGAATCGATTTATTTGAAAACGCAAACATAGCGGCTGACCAATATGATGATGCTGTAGGTGGTGTATTCCATCCACAATCATTAGGTCTAGCTATGAAAGCTGACTTCTCAATCGAGACTCAAAGAGATGCTTCTTTAAGAGCAACTGAGATCGTTGGAACTATGACTTATGGAACTGGAGTTATCAAAGATGACTACGGATGCCAAGTTACAACTGACGCAGCTCTTTAATAATTAGAGTTATTAGGTGGGGGAGAAATCCCCCATCTATCAATTAGGAGATTTTATTATGACAAACTTTACTGGTTTAAATGTAATCACAACAACTGATGTAACGAATTATCAACCTGACGCATTTGACTTTGGAATAGCATCAGGAGACGCACAAACAACTTTCTTTTTAGCACAAACAACAAACGATATTTTAAGAGATTTAAGAATTAGATGGTGGCAAACCTATAAGCAAAATGTATTTACAGATATAACAATTTTAAACACAGTAGAATTAGAAAACGATAAAGTTAATTTAGATCAGTTTAAAAGGGCTGGTGTATATTTATTCTTAGGTAAATTTCTTTGTCCAGCATTAGCTAAATTTAGACCAGAAACAGAAAAAGATAGATTTGAAAGAATGTCAGAACATTACATGAGCCAATACAATGTTGAGTTTCAAAAGATATTAGAAGATGGTGTAGAATATGACTCTGATGATAACCAATCTATCTCTGTTGCTGAACGAGAAAACTTACACGGCTATAATAGATTGCAGAGATAATGGCTGTAGATTTAAAGATAAAATCTAACTCCAAAGAGATAAGCAAAAAGTTTAAAAGGCTACAATCTAAACTTCCAAGAATAATTGATCAAGGTGTTAAACAAGGTGGTTTTCAATTATTAGATATTATTAGAACTAAAACACAAAAAGGTATTGATTTTAATGATAGACCTTTTGCACCATATTCTGAGGGTTATTTAAGAAGATTAAATCGTGAGGGTAAAAAAACAGCAGTAGATTTATTTTATACTGGTAGAATGTTAGGAAGTTTAGGAACTAAAAAAACAGGCAAACATAAAGTTTCAATAAGTTTCAATAATGCAGAAATGAGACAAAGAGGATTATTTAATCAAGTATTAAATGAACCAAAAAGAGAATTTTTTGGCTTTAATAATAGAACAGAAAAGATTATACAGAAAACATTTAATAGATTTGTAGAAAAAGAATTAAGGAAGTTTAGAATATGAGTGTAAGAGAAAATATAGCATCTGAATTATTGTCTACTATTTCAGCGATTAGTAGCCCAGCAATTAAAAAGGCTACAAGACAACCATTTATATTAGATGAATTATCTGAACAACAATATCCAGCAGTTATTGTACAAACATCTGAAGAAAATAGAGATGATGCTGAATTAGGTTCTGGTGCTAGAACTAGAACAGGTACTATTGATTTTGTTATATTAGGCTTTGTAAAAGGTGCAGAAGCCAATATAGATACTAAAAGAAATGAATTAATAACAGCTATTGAAACTGCAATAGAAAGTGATATTACTCGAAATGGTAACGCACTTGATTCGGAAGTTATCCAAGTAGAAACTGACGAGGGTAGTTTATTTCCAGTTGGTGGAATAAGAATGACAATCAGGTGTATGTACGAATATCAAGCTGGAACACCATAGGAGTAAAAAATGAATGAAAAATTATTAAATAAAATACTTAAAAAAGTAGATCAAATAGAAAAAATGCACGATAAGGAATCTATACTTTGCGAAGAAGTAAAAGACTTAATTGAAGAAATTAAAGAAAACTCATTAGAAGATAATCAAACTTGGGAAGAAGAAGATTTAGATGATGAGGAGTTTGAAGAAGATGAGGAAGATGAAGACTTTATTGACGAGGAAGAAGATAAATAGTAAAAGGTAATATGGCTAAAGATATTAAACTATATAAAAATAATTCAGAGATAATTATTAATGAAACAAATCTTGAACATTATCTAAGACTAGGATATAAGCAAGAACAAGAAATCAAACCAAAAATTAAAAAGGATAAAAAGACATGGCAACACATCACGGAAAAGAAGGAGTTGTAACAGTTGGTGGTTCAGAGATGGGCGAAGTTACTTCGTTCACTTTAGAAACTACCGGAGATGTTGTAGAAGATACAGCTTTAACTGATGCTACTAAATCATTTTTAGCTGGTAGAACTTCATTCTCAGGAACAATCGAAATGCACTTTGACGAAACTGATACTCAGCAAGAAACTTTAACTGCTGGTTCATCTATCTCATTTGTTTTATTACCAGAGGGTAATGCAAGTGGAGACGCAAGTTATTCTGGTACTGGTATTATTACTGGTATGAGTATTAACAATGCTATGGATGCAATCGTTTCAAGAACTGTAACATTTCAAGGAACTGGTGCTTTAACTGTAGGAACTGTATAATCTAATTTATGTCAGTTATTGATAGAGTTAAATCTCATTTTGAAACTCTTAAAACTATCACTATTGAAGTTGAGGAGTGGAAAGACGAGAATGGTAATCCTAGTGTCTTTTATTCTGAGCCTCTAACACTTGAAGAAAAAAATATCATTTTTAAAAAGTCTAGTAATTTCCAAGACTTAACTGTTCTTGTTGATTTACTTATAATGAAACTTCAAATTAAAAATGAAAAAGGCGATATGATTAAAGCCTTTAGCCCAGAAGATAAATTTGCATTAAGAAAAAAAGCAGATTCAAATGTAATCTCAAATATTGCTAATCAAATACTTTTAGATACTAATTACGAGGATGCTGAAAAAAAGTAGATAGCGACCCTGATGTTAGGTCGCTGTTAGTTATAGCAGAACGATTACATCTTACAATTCAACAAGTTCTTGATATGCCTGTTAGCCATTATAATTTATGGTTAGCCTACTTGAAAAAAGAGCAAGAACAATATAAAACAAAACAATCATTAGCAGAAGCAAAGAAGTTTAAATAATGGCACAAAGATTAAACATAGACATAGTAGCACGAGATAAATCGAAACAAGCATTAGGTGCTGTTCAAAAATCTTTAGCAAGATTAAAAAATTCTGTATTTAGTTTGCAAAGTGCATTTGTAGGTTTGGGTGTAGGTTTAGTTGCTAGAAATTTAGTCAATACAGGTAAAAATTTAGAAAATTTAAGAACAAGATTAAAATTCTTACTTAAAGATACAAACGAGGGTGCAAAGGCATTTGAGAACATGACTAAGTTTGCATCTAAAGTACCTTTTTCATTAGAACAAATACAACAAGGTGCTGGTATCTTAGCAACTGTTACTGACAATGCTAAAGATTTACAACAGATGTTAGAGATAACAGGTAATGTTGCGGCAACAACAGGATTAGATTTTGGAACTGCCGCTGAACAAATACAAAGATCATTTAGTGCTGGTATTGGTGCGGCAGATTTATTTAGAGAAAAAGGTGTTAGAAATATGCTTGGCTTCAAAGCTGGTGCAACTGTATCTATTGAAGAAACTAGAAAAGCATTTGCAAGAGTATTTGGAAAAGGTGGTCAATTTGGTAAAGCAACAGATGAATTGGCAAATACATTTGAAGGTACTTTGTCAATGATAGGGGATAAAATTTTTAACTTTAAAAAAGTATTACTAGAAGCTGGTTTCTTTGATGAACTTAAAAAACAATTTGGAGATTTAGATACATTCTTAGAAAATAACGCAAGAGATTTAGACAGAATAGCAATAGCCGTTGGTAAAAATTTAGCACAAGGTATGAGAAGTGTTGTTCAAATAGGTAAAGATTTAATTCCTACCCTAAAATCAATAGGAAATATTTTAAAAGATATTATTGATGGCTTTATGGCTTTACCTGAGTTCGTAAGAACAGGTGGTATTATTGGTGCATTTTTATTTGGTAAAAAAGGTTTAGCGGCTCTTGCTGGTGTTAGTTTCGTAGTTGATAAAATTAATACTATGATCAAAGGTATCAAAACAAGTATGGGTATTTTTGATATTGAAAATCTTGATGATGTCAATTTACGAATGGCACAAATTAAACGTGAAATGGAAGAACTTACTAATAATAGAATATTTTTAGAAGTTGAAGGTGGTGTTGTAGATGATAATAGACTTGATATTTTATACAAGGAACTTGAAGCATTAGAACAACAAAAAAAATTATTAGAAGATTCTGTTAATTTAAGGAATGGTAATTTTCCAGCTTTAAGAGACGAATTTAGAATAGTACAAGGTATAGTAAAAGAAAAAGAAAAAGTTGTTGAATTAACTGCTAGAGAAAAAGGTATTATAGAAAACTCTAAACAACAATTAACGGGTTTTGAGCATGTATTAAGACAAATTAATTCTGAAAGATTAAAAGAATTACAAGATAAATTTGCTAATGTTCAAACCATAATTGCACAAGGTATTAATGACGGAATTACTAAAATGTCACAAGGTTTAGCAAGATCAATAGTGTTTGCTAAAGATATTGGAGAAACATTTAAAAATATGGCAAGAACTTTATTAGCTAATGTATTAAGTGCATTAATTGAAATAGTTGCTAGAAAAGGTGTAGAACTTGCTATTGAAAAATTAATTACTAAAGAGCATGAAAAAAGAAATAGAATGAAACATCATTTTGGTGGTGGAAGTATTTTGAGTGCTATCGGAGGTTTCTTTAGTGGTAGAGCTAGTGGTGGTTCAGTACAAAAAGG